GCTACCGTGCTTCTGAAACAGAAGATCGTAGATACAAGACTTGGATCACAGGTTCTGCCGGTGGTGCTCAAACAAGCGATCTCGATGCAATGGAGGTTAACTTCCTTTCTGAGCGTTGCGTTTGTACTTTGGGTGCTAACAACTTCGTGTTGTTCCGTTACGGTTCATAAGCAATCAATCAATAAAGGGTGGAGGCCATTAAAAGCCTCCCCCTTATTTTAAATTTAATCAAATCAAAATCTAATGAAACAGAAATTAGTTCCTGCTGACAGGATATATAAGCTTAAAGGGGAAGTAGCCCCCCTCTCTTACACTTTACCATCAAGAAATACAAGAAGATACCCACTGCTTTGGTTTGACGAGCAGAACAATGTGAACAGACCACTCAGATATGCGGTTAATCAAAAGACCGCATTTGAAGATGAGCAAGACGGGAATGCAATTGTGGAGCCGGTTATATTCGAGAATGGGTTTTTAAGTGTACCAAAGACAAACCCTGTATTACAGGAGTTCTTGTACTACCACCCTTTAAACGGTAGGACATTCGTTGAGGTAGACCATGAGAAAGACGCTGCAAAAGAAGTAGAGAGTTTGAGTGCTGAGGTGGATGCCTTGATTCAAGCTCGTCAGCTTAGCCTTGAGCAGCTTGAAACTGTATCAAGAGTGCTGTTTGGAAAAGACCCAAGCAGATTTACAACTGCAGAATTAAAGAGAGACGTATTGGTATTTGCCAAGAAAGACCCAAAAGGATTCCTCAATGTACTTGAGGACCCTACCTTAAGACTTCAAGCAAATGTCCATGTGTTCTTTGAGAATAAATTATTGACTTTTAGGAATGGTCAGAAAGAGGTTTGGTTTAACACAGGATCAAACAAGAAGAAGATGGTAACTGTTCCTTATGGTCAAGACCCTTACTTTACCGTGGCAGAGTTCCTTAAATCAGACGAAGGAATAGACGCTTTAAAGATGCTTGAGAACAATATTATTTAGGTTCATAGGTTAATCGTAGGTTTATGAAGAGGGTATTTTTATACCCTCTTTTTTTGTTTATCTTTGTAAAAAGCATATAATGATAAATTCCGTAAGAAATACCGTGCTGTCTATTCTTAATAAGAATAACTACGGGTATATATCACCATCAGACTTCAACCTGTATGCAAAGCAGGCTCAGTTTGAGGTATTTGAGGAGTACTTCTCAGAATATAATAAGACCATAACTATGGAGAATGCCCGTCAATCGGGTACGTCTTATGCTGACTTAAGGAAGCCTATAGAGGAAGCCATGGAAGTATTTGCAGTTACGTCTACATTGACACAGGTTGCACCTGCTACCAATAGATTCTTTCTCCCATCTTCTACGACAACAGGATTTGACTACTTTATGATTAACAAGATCTTATGTTATGACGCATCTGTTAGTCCAAGAGTATTTAAAGGAGAAGCTGAGAAGGTAACGCATACGCACATTACGATGCTAATCACATCAAACCTTACCGCACCAACAGAACAATATCCGGCATATACACAAGAGGGTGGTATACTTACGGTTTACCCATCAACAATAAATCTTCCGAATGAAGTTGATTCAAATTATTTTAGGTATCCAAAAGATCCAAAATGGACGTATATTACACTTGCAAATGGAGAGCCTGTGTTTGATCAATCTCAAGCAGATTATCAAGACTTTGAGATTCCTCTCGAAGATGAGTATAAGCTTGTATCAAAAATACTTCAATACGCAGGAATGTCCATACGTGAGATAGCGGCTGTTCAATTTGGCGGTGCTGAAGAACAAAAACAATCGCAATAATTATGGCATACATTAGTCAATACCAATATTACGAGAACGGTGGCAACCAACCGGAGGATGCTAATTGGGGATCATACCAATACGTAAGCCTGTTCGATATTGTCAATAACTTTTTGTTGATGTATTCGGGGAACCATTCTCTTGTCAACAATGAAGAGCGTTATAAAATTTTGTTCCACGCAAAACGTGCTGTGCAAGAATTAAACTATGATGCTTTTAAAGAATTGAAAGTATTAGAGCTTACTGTTACTGATAGACTTCAGTATGTATTACCATCTGACTATGTGAATTGGGTAAGAGTAAACCTTTATAAAGATGGTTACCTTAGACCACTTACAGAAAATATTCAAATACTTTCTTCGCTTGCTTACTTGCAAGATCAAACGGGAAAGATATTGTTCGACCAAAATGGAAACGCATTGTCTCCTCAATTCTCAGAGATTGACTTACAGCGTTTGGATGGCACCAAGAAGAGTATATACCTCAATCCGCAAAGTACATACAACGGACAGTACGGATGGAATATAGATGGGGTATGGTATTTTGAATATGGTCTTGGTGAAAGATATGGACTTAATACAGAGACGGCAAACTTCAATCCAACCTTTGCGATCGACAAGAGATCAGGAGTAATTAATTTTAACTCTGACATGTATGGTCAGTCTGTTATTCTTGAGTATATCTGTGATGGAATGGAGAATGGTGACGACAGCAAGGTTAGCGTAAACAAGTTATTTGAAAAATATATTTACGCTTACATTCAATACGAGATACTTAATTCAAAGCTTGGTGTACAAGAGTACATCGTAGCTCGTGCTCGTAAAGAAAAATCGGCTTTACTTAGGAACGCAAAAATCAGAATGAGTAACATTCATCCGGGTAGACTTCTTATGAATCTACGTGGTATGGACAAGTGGTTAAAATAATATGGCAAATATTACACGTAATTTTATAGCAGGTAGAATGAATAAATCTCTCGATGAGAGGATTATTCCAAATGGAGAATACATTGATGCACTCAATATTCGCATGGGCTCTACTGAGCAATCAGAAATTGGTGTAGTAGAAAACACTAAAGGTAACGTACAACTTACTACCCTTAAGTATATTGATGGAACGCCATTAAGCTCATCTGCAAAATGTATTGGAGCAATAGACGATAGTGCAAATGAAACAGTTTATTGGTTCGTGCATGATTCAAACTTTCCTGTAGGAGCTACGGGTAAGCTTGATATGGTGGTATCATTTAACGTATTCACCAACATTCTTACCTATCATCTTGTAAGTATCAATGACGGTGGTGGTGTAAATACCACGCTGAACTTTAACGATCAATACTTAATAACAGGAATTGATCTTATAGACAACCTAATATTTTTTACAGATAACCTCAACCCCCCGAGGTTTTTTAACATACAAAAGAATTACCCTGATCCAATTGGCAACATAGACCAATTTACTGCAGAGTCAATTCTTGTTATCAAGAAGCCTCCTGTTGCATCTCCCGGTGTAGAAACTATTACAGCCGGTCAACAAGAGAACTTCTTACAGACTCGCTTTATATGCTTTGCATATAGATATAGATACGAGGATGGAGAGTATAGCGCAACATCACAATGGAGTGCTCCGGCATTTAGACCAAACCCATTTGAGTTCAGCATCAATAGCTTTCTCAATGAGGGTATGGTTAACATCAATAATACTGCAATCGTAACCTATAACACAGGTGGACCGCTTGTTGTTGGTATTGATCTATTATTTAAGGAGGCTCAAAGCAATGTGATCAGAGTTATAGAGAAGCTTAGTAAAGCTGATCTTGGACTTGCTGACAATACTAACTATACGTATACCTTTAACAATAGTAAAATATTTACAGTTCTTCAGCCATCTGAGTTGTTGAGACTGTATGATAACGTACCGTTATTAGCTCAAGCACAAACCATCATGGGCAATCGCCTTATGTATGGTAACTATGTGGAAGGATATAACATGCTTGATGAGAATGGTAACCCTGTTAAACTTGAGTATACTACAAACTTAGTTTCGCAGTTGGTTGATTCTACGAATCTAACTGATACAACATCTACAGGTACTTATAGCTTTGGTGGATCTCAGACGATTGCAAATGCTGTAATAGATGTAGACCTTAATGGTATAGATCTGATAGAAGGTTCTTCAATAACTGTACAAGTAAGACTCAATCATGCTCAGTTCGGAGGAGATACTCCTCCACCTGATGAGCAATCTGAAAACATAAATCTTACATTTTCATTTGTGTTGCCAACAACTTATACTTCAGTGTATCAGATGGCAACAAGTGTAGCGTTTCAAAGTGTAGTAGGTACTGTTGCAAATATTCAAACTGTTGCAAACTCTTGCAATGGCACGACATTTACTGATCAATTTAATTGTGCGCTTCCAAATAACTTGGACGCTCTTATAAAGTTTCAAAGTGGTATCAGTGCGGCAAGTCAACCTATTGGTATTATAACATCACCTGCAAGTCAGATAATTGGATTTCAGTTCCCTGTCATGAGGTATGTAAATAATACCACTACTCCTACCTTTAATGTATACGAATACTATGAGGTAATATTTGCTGAAGCTTTTTATCAAAAGATAAATACCCCTCAGAGCCTCCACAGTAATCGTGGTTATGAGATTGGCATCGTATACATGGATGACTTTGCTCGTTCAACTACGGCATTGGTAAGCCCTAACAATACAGTACAAGTTCCGTGCTCAGCATCGGATACTCAGAATAGCATTCAGGTTACTATACCTACAACACAGAAGGTTCCTTTTTGGGCAACCCGATACAAGTTTGTAATCAAGCCTGATGAAGAGAATTATGAAACCATTTACAGCAGTATATTCTTTGACGACCCATTAAGCAATAATGCTTACTTCTTACTTGAAGGAGAGAACGCTCGTAAAGTTGAGCAAGGCGATAGGCTTATTGTAAAAGCGGATACCAATGGCGCAACAAATAGTTGCGTGTACGCTACTGTGCTTGAAAAGGAAGCTAAGCAAGCAGGGTTCATTGAGATACCAAGCGAGTATGATCCAAGTGTAAAAATACCTGTACCATCAGGCGTATACATGAAGATTAATCCAAACAGCTTTGCTGTTGTTCAGGATGAACTTGCTATTATAGCTCCCGGTAACATTCAAGTGGATCAGGATTCGGCAAATGAATGCCCTCTTGTTCCGTATCCAATGAATAGATATGATACTGCTGCAGAAGAATGGGTTGATTATACTGTTCCTGCAGGAAGCCGTATTAAAATAAGTTTTAAGTTTCAACGTCTTGGTGTAGGTAGCGGAAGCGGAGCTTGCGAAAGACGCATATATACATTGGAGAAAACACTTATCGCATCTGCCAACTATGACAATATGAAAGAATGGTGGGATGGTGACAATGTAGAAAATATTCTTGATGATGGTATACAAGACATAGGTGGTGGACAATGTGAGGCAGGTAATGAATACATTCCTTCATTGGCATCTTCTGCAGTAGATATTCCATGTGATCTTTGTACTAACTATTATAGGTTTTATAGGTACCCAACAATATCAGGGAACGCCAATAGCAATAAGCTTGTATTATTGATTAGCGGAACCATTAGTTGTGGAGGATTATTTAGCGGAAAGAAACGTAGATCTACAATAATTGCGAATGTAGAGGTGTTCAGAGCAGAGACAACATTGATCTTTGAAACAGAACCAAGCGATGCTTTGCCTGATGTGTTCTTTGAAAACCACTTATCATTCCCAATAGTAAATGGATTCCATACAGGGAACGTACAAAACCAAACAAGCTCTCAACCTGCAATTATAGACACTGAGTTCTTTAACTGCTTCTGCTTTGGTAACGGGGCAGAGAGCTATAAGATTCGTGACTCTATTGTTGGTAAGACATTCAACTTGGGTAACAGGGTAACATCTGTATCTGCTCAAGACTATAAAAGAACAAATAGATTCGCTGACATCACATACAGTGGTGTTTATAACTTCGAGTCTAACGTAAATAAATTAAATGAATTTAATCTTGGACTGCTTAACTATAAGTACTTAGAGGTTTCATTTGGTCCTATCTACAAAATGGATGGCCGTGAGACTGACGTACTTGTACTACAAGAGGACAAGATTTCCTATGTATTAGCCGGTAAGAACTTACTCTCAGACGCAGCAGCCGGAGGAGCCATCACTTCAGTTCCTGAAGTATTAGGCACACAGATTGCTCGTGTCGAGAAGTATGGTATCAGTTTTAACCCTGAGAGCTACGTTCAGTGGGGGTACTTTAGGTACTTCACTGATGTAAAGCGTGGTGCAGTTCTTCAGTTAATAGGTAACTCATATACCTCAGATCAACTGAAAGTAATCTCAGAGGCAGGTATGAGAACATGGTTTAGAGATGAGTTTATTCAAAGCTTCGGCACTCAAAAGATTGGAGGTTTTGATCCTTACATGAATGAGTATGTGCTATCTCTTAATACAGATGAGCTTCCTAAGCCACAGACATGCTTGGCTTGTGGAGTTGGTCAGACATTTTCAATAGCAGCAGGTGATAGTATCAGCTACTGCGTAAACTATGGCAATGCTGTAGGAGAGAGCGTTATCACTTACTCTGTTGATGAAGCATCTACAGCAGAATTTGAGGTAGAAGCAACATACGATGGTACTACGGTAAGCACAGGTGTTGTTACTGAATCAGGAACTCTATCTGTTGATAAGAACTCTAACTCAGAAAACCAAGTAGATATTGTTATCACTGCAACAGACAATGTTGTAATCACCGTTAATGTAGGTTGTGCTTCTGTAGAAGAGATCACTATATTGGGTATTACATTATCAAGCAATCCTGATGCAGGAAAGTTCATTCATAATGAATACAGATATACTGACGGAGATTATGTATCACCGCTTCAATCTACATTGGTTACACTTGGAAGCTCTGCGCAAAGTCCTGTGGTATCATCTTACAGTCAAGTTACAGGTGCTGCAGGTACAGGAGGATTCCCTCCGGCAGGTGCTACCATGGAACTTATTTCTAATAAATTTGGATTTGATGACTTTGTATTTGACGTTGCGACTGACAAGTTCAGATACTTGAGAAGCAATACACTATATCCTAATACATCACAAGGTATCGCTAACTTAATTGCAGTGTCTACCATTGTTACACCAACAGGATCGGCAGGTTATTATTCAGGTACTTTTACTGTACCAAGCAACGGGGAATACTTATATTTGATATGGGATTATAGGAACTCTTTACCACTCGAGCTATGCTATTCTAATGTTAATGAGAATGATGCTTGTTGCGGATGTGAAATTGCAGTAGAGTCT